TCAAAATCATATTCATAAACACCTGCTATAGTATTAAAAGGGTCCATGTCTAAAATATAGGCTTTTGACCTTTCACAAAACTCTATAGTAGCTGCTCTTAAGTGTTGTTCTACTAAAGAGTCAGGACACATAGGAACATAGGGTAATATTTCTTTAACAAGAGAGGTATAAGACGCCATGATTAATTGCCTCCTACTGAAACAGCAGTCATATTACTTATTGGGTCAACATTAGGGTCTAAAAGTGTTTGAGCTTGTCCCCCTTGCCCTATGCTAGTAGTAAATAGTTGATAATGTATGCTTGCTCGCTGGCTATTGGATGCGTATTCAGCATCTTTCATATACGCCTTGTATAAAACAAAGTCTACAATAGCGTTTCCATAGATATCATCAACATAAATTGTAGAAGAAGTGCTGCTTAAATCTGTAGGGGTTCTAGAAAAAACAATTTCTACGTACGCATTTCCAGATATACCTGGATACACGTAATACTTTCTTGGGTCATCTTCATCAAAAATGTAATTTTTAACAACAGTGCCATGAGCAGAAGACCCTGTTACAGCAGGGTCATGCC